ATGGGCAAGTTGGAAAGCGGCGATGATGATATTGAATTGTCTGCCTTGATCGAAGCCAATAAGGAATGGGAGCGTATGGCTCAGTTCACGCATCCTAAACTCAAGTCTGTCGAGCATACGGCTGAAGACGGGTTCTTTGAGGTACACATTCATAAAGGCGGTGATAAATGAGCAAGGGTTCAGGACGCAGGCCAAGGGCAATCTCTCTAGCTGATGAAGCATCTAAATGGGAGGCTGCATTCGGTAAACGGGGTGAGAACGAAGACCTAGACCCTGAAACCCAAGCAGCTCGGTACAAGCAAGACCCTAAGAGCGGAAAGTTAGTGCCTGACTTTATGTGGGCGCAGTACGATATGTTGCCCCGAGAAACGGTCAAAACAGCCTTTATACAACGTGATACCACTGTTGAATACGTTTCTGACGTTACCGGCAAGCTAGTCTCTGGTAGACGCGCTCACAGGTATGATCTTCACTCCACTGGCTCAAGAGTCTATGAAGGTCGTAAGACTGAACAGCAAGAAGCAGACAATTACAAAGCCCACGAAGAAAAGAAGCTGATGGAGGCAATCGACAAATCTTTACCTGAGACATTAAATGATATTAAATACGGCAATAATCCACCATCAGAACAAGATAAAAACGGCGATGCCAAAATATCTTGGACGTTCTAACAACGGAGTACACCTATGTCAGAACAAAGTCTCGACGAATCAATGGAAGAAACCCTAGCTGAAATTAAGGGTCGTGCTGAAGAAGAAGTCGAAGAAGAAATCGTTGATGAAGTCGTAGATGAGCCTGTTACCGAGGTCGAAGCTCCTGTTGAAGAACCTGTATCAGAAACTCCTGTTGAGGAAGTTGAAGAAGAACCTGCTGAAGAACCCGTATTTGAAGATCCGTCCATTGCCAATCCTCCTACAACCTGGCGAGCAGGCCCAAAGTCCAAATGGGCCGCGCTTGATCCCGAAGTCAGAGCAGAGATTAGAAAGCGTGAATTAGACGTTTCTAACGGCTTTTCTCAATACAAACAGAAAGTAGACAGCTTTAATGAAATGGAAGCTGTGTTAAAGCCCTATGAGGCGATGATTCAGGCTGAAAACTCTACCGCTAATGACGTTATAAGTTCGATGATGAAGTCAGCCTACATTCTTCGCCAAGGTCAAATGGGCCAAAAAGTGCAGATGATTGGTCAATTAGCCCAAGACTATGGCTTTATCAACCAACTTAGGGCATATTTGACTCAAGGAGCGATTCCACAGCCTCAACAACCGCAAGGTATGAGTGCTGATGAGGTAAGAACTTTACTTCAGCAGGATCGACAGGAAAGCGAACGGAAGCGTCAGGATTACGAAGTTACCCAACAGGTAAGCAGTTTTCAGAACGCTCAAAACGAAGACGGGAGTTTGTTATATCCTTACTTCGAGAACGTGCGGTCTTTAATGGCTGCAATGATTGAAGCTAATCCAAGTCTAGGTTTGGAGGACGCTTACAATAACGCATTATGGGCTAGTGATGAGACTCGACCGTTTGTAGAACAACAAACCTCGTCCCAATCGCAAGCTAAGGCGCATACGGAGAAAGCGAAAAAGGCTTCACAGGCCAATGTTCGTAAAAAATCTTCCCATGCTGCCGACCAGCCAGAACCCACAGGAAGCGTTGAAGATACAATGGCTGAGACTATGAGAAACATTAAGTCTCGAAACAATTAAATGATCTTGTGAGGTATTTATGACTTCCCCAAATAGTACGTTTTCGGAGCTAGTCACCACTACGTTCCGTAAGCACCAAGGCAGTTTTGCCGATAACGTGAGCAACAACAATGCTCTGTTAGGCAGAATGAAGACGAAGGGCCGAACTGAGAAAGTTGACGGCGGTCTTTCAATCGTTGAAGAACTGGACTATGCCGAGAATGGCACGTACCAGCGTTATTCAGGTTATGACTCTCTGGATATTTCTGCATCTGATGTTCTTTCTGCTGCTGAGTTCAACTGGAAGCAATCTGCGGTTCATATCACGGCTTCTGGTCGAGAACTGCGAATTAACTCAGGTGATTCACAAATTACCAACCTGGCTAAATCTCGCTTAAATAACGCTATGCGAACCTATGGAAACAGCATGTCTTCAGATATTTACTCTGATGGTACTGCTTCAAATCAGATTAACGGACTTCAGTCTATTATTCCTGATACTGCTGGTGGCACGCTTGGCGGCATTGATGGCGATACTTACACGTTCTGGCGAGCTGTAGTTCAGTCTGCTGCTGCACCGATTTCTGGTGGCGCAATTACTGTTTCTGCAACAACCTTTGAACAGCCATTCTTGCAACAACTTTGGCTCCAACTGGTTCGCGGCATGGACAAGCCTGATTTGCTTGTTATGTCTAACGACTACTACACCTTCTTTGAAGGCTCTCAGGTGTCTCTAAAGCGTTACACTTCTGATACTGACCGATCTACGGATTCTGCCAGTGCTGGTTTTGTTTCACTGAAGTACAAGACTGCTGATGTTGTCTTTGACGGTGGCTCCGGTATTTCTTCTGCTCACGGTTATGCCTTGAACACAGATTACCTGAAGCTCGTTTGTCACACTGATGCCAACATGACAGAAGTTGACGAGCAACGAGCAATCAATCAGGACGCGGTTGTTATCCCAATCATCTGGATGGGTAACTTGACTTGTTCTAACCGTTCACTTCAAGGCGTGCTGAAAGCATAAGGAGATATTATGAGTACTTTGATTGGTGTACAACTGACTAGCGTTGATTCCACGGCTCAGTTCGCTGAAGGTCTTATTGATCAGCACTATGACGGTAAAGTTTACAAGTACGTGAAAGTTCGTAATGAAACTGCGACTGTTGCCGGTGTAGCTGGTGACGTTGTTGGGTATCTAGGATCTCCTGGCGCTACTGAGAACAACACTGTTGTAACTGACAATACTGATGCGGCTACTAAGCCTGTTGGTGCTGGCGTGTTACTCGCTGCTGTTGCTGGTGTTCTAGCGACTTCTTACTACACTTGGATTCAAGTTCGAGGGCCATTTACGGCAAATCAGAATCTAGCGGGTACGCCTGCTGATGGTGATGCGCTGTTCTTGTCTACCACGGATAAGACTCTAACTCTCGCTACTGCTGCTGATGATCCTGTCTGCGCTTATGCGATTGACGACTCTGCTGATAAATGTATGGCTGCTTTTGCCTTCTAATATCAGTTAGGAAAATCTAGCTCCTTGGATGATGGTCTGAGGGGCTATTTTTTTGCCCCATGAAAGTATAAAGTGACTTTTTATTACACACTAATAGGAACCATTCTATGAGCATGATTAATACCCCCGTAGTAAATGCGGCAACAGCAGAGCAGATTGCTCGTAATGGCGGTAAAGGGCTTCAAGAGGACGATCCACCCCTATTGCGGTTTGTTGAGGGTACGGTTGTTGATGTCAATGCGACTGAAAAGCAAGGTCGAACGGTCTATCTACCTCAAGTGAAGGTGTTTATCCGCGCCATTGGCGATACTAAGTGTGAAACCCCTGATATTGTTGAAGGCTGGCGTGTTGAGGAAAAGCTCATCGAGAAAACCCGTAAGAAGAAGGTTTATCGAACACGTGAAGTTGAAGGTGAGGTTCGTGAGATTGAAGAAGAAATCGACGAACGCTATGAAGAATCCTATTTCTTCAACGTCCCGTATACGCCCTGGTTCGATAAGATCAAAGAGCGCCTACATCACGGTCATATCTCACAACGTTATTCTGATGCTTGTCACGCGGCTTATACTCGCTGGAAAGAGAAGCATTCTGACCCTATCGACGGGACTCCGGTCATTAGTTGGAACATGGTGAACATGGCTCAACAGAAGAATATGGTTGATTTGGGCGTTGTCTCGATTGAGTTAGCGGCTGAAATGAACGAAGAAACAATGGATGCTCTAGGCATGGGCGCGCGTGAGATTAAGAAGAAAGCGATCAATTATCTCAAGTCTTCTACTCAGGAAAATGCTGAAATTATCGCTCTTAGGGCTGAAAACGCTCAATTACGCGAAGAAGGCGAGTCTAAAATGTCTGCTGTCGAGCAAAAACTTGCTGATTTGCAAGAAAGAGTCGAAAATACCCCCAAGAAACGCGGCAGACCACCTAAAGGGGTAGAAGGTAATGGCACTACTGGGGATGATTCAGAAGGTAACGGGTAGGATAGGTATATCAACGCCTACGAACGTCATAGGCAATAGTGATTTACAGATCGTGCAACTTCTGGCAATAGCTCAAGAAGAAGGCGAGGACTTAAAGGACAGATTTCAATGGTCTGCTCTGGTTAGAAATAACACGTTCACGCTGACTTTGGCTGCTTCCCAAGGCGCTCTAAACGGTACGGTTATCTCCGATGGAGATTATGACTACATCACGAATCAAACGATGTGGAACCGTACCACTAGCTTGCCCATCATTGGCCCGCTCAACTCCAAGTCCTACCAAACACTTCAAGCCTTTCCTGTTACCGGCCCATATCAACAATGGATGCTGCGTGGCAAGAATCTAATTATAGATCCTACCCCAACATCTGCTGATACAGCGGCTTTTGACTACTATTCAACCAGCTTTTGTGAATCCTCCGGTGGTACTGCTCAACAAGAGTGGGCTGCTGATACGGATTTAGGTCTTTTAGATGAATCTCTAATGGCTTTGGGTATTCGCTGGCGATGGCTGAAAACCAAAGGTCTTGAGTATGCAGAGGACTTTGCGACTTATGAGCGTAGAGTGACTGATGCCATGGCTCGGGATGGTGGTAATGAGACATTGAGCCTTGAGTCTAGGGATAGAGATTATCGTCAAGCGGGCATTATTATTCCAATTACAGGTTATGGCTCGTGAGACAGCCTGCATTTAGGAAAAAAACCCAAGGACGCCAAGTATCAACGCCAGCTTCTCTGCCTGCTCCTACGGGTGGTTGGAATACGCGGGATAACCTGGCAGATATGAACGAATTATACGCTGCATCCACAGATAACTGGTTTGGTGAAACAACGGATATTCGGGTTCGCAGAGGATTTGTAGACCATGTAACGGGTGCTGGTGCGGCAATAGAAACGCTAATGCCTTATAACTCGCAGGATAGTACCCAAACACTCTTTGCTGCTGCTGGTGATTCGTTTTATGACGTTACTTCAGCGGGCGCTATAGGATCGGCAGTTCAGGGCAGTCTTTCTAACGCTCGGTGGCAGTACGATAATTTCACAAACTCTGCTGGAACCTCCTATTTAACGTGTTTTAACGGTGCTGACTCGCCTAGATACTGGAATGGTTCCACGTGGACAACTATTACGGGCGCTTCTTCTCCTGCTATTACAGGTGTGACGACGACTGATATTGTCAATTCCTTCGTATTTAAGCGTCGAATGTACTTAATACTGAATAACTCACTTTCACTCTATTATCTCCCCGTTGACTCAGTTGGTGGCGCTACAAACAGAACCCGACTTGATGGTTACTTTGATCGTGGCGGGTATATTGTCGCTGGCGGTAGTTGGACGCTCGACGGCGGTGACGGTATAGACGATAAATTGGTCGTTATATCCTCTGAGGGGCAGATTGCGGTCTTTAGAGGAACTAATCCATCATCTTCATCCTCATGGGCCTTAGAGGGCGTGTGGAACGTTGGAGAGCCTATTGGGCGCAGGTGCTTAATCAAGAAAGGAGGTGATCTGCTTATTCTGACCATTGCGGGGCTATTTCCTCTATCTAGGGCATTAATTTCATCCAACGATGAGAAGGCTGTAGATGAGAGCGTTTCTCTGACCTACAACATTGAACAGTCAATGAGGGCTTCAGCAGAGCAATATAAGACCAATTATGGCTGGTCTATGTCCTATTTCCCTGGTGGCAATCAGTTATTTTTAAACGTTCCAGTAGTCGAAGGCTCTGGGCAGCAACAGTATGTAATGAACACCACAACTTCATCATGGTGGCGTTTCACCGGCGTAGAAGCTAATTGTTGGGCAGTCTTTAACGAGGATCTGTACTTTGGCGGCGCAACGACTGTCGGTAAGTTTGGCGCTGTCTTCGCTGATAATGGCGAGGATATTCGTACTAATATGAAGCAGGCATCCTCATATCTTGGCGAGAGAGGGCGTTTAAAGCAGGTCAAAGCGATGCGGCCGAACTTCTTGGCTAATGGTATCCCGAGTGTTTCAGTGGCATTTGCTATTGATTTCGGTGATCAATCACCTGATACCTCTTTGAGCTTTACCCCCTCATCATCCGGTACTTGGGATGGCGGCACTTGGGATGGCGGGATATGGGGCGGCGATGTTAGCGCCTTCAATGATTGGCAGACAGTTGGTGCCGTGGGTACTGCACTTAGCTTGAGAATGATCAGCGTTACAAACGGCCTAGATTGCAGATACACTTCAAGCGATATACTATACGAGAATGGTGGGGTTATTGGATAAGTACCATTTCATACCTGCAACAGCAGAACACGCTCAGTTGCACAACATGGCATTTGATGATTTTAGCATTTGTGGGATAACGGCTGTAAAAGAGGGTAAGATTGCAGCAGTTTGCACATTAAGCGAGTGGACTGAGAGTTCATGCAGTATCCACATGGTAGTTTTAGACCAGTGGGTTTTTAAGAACGGCTATTTAGAAGAAGTTTTTAACTTTATATTTTGTGAATCTGGCCGAAGTGTCGTGATTGCGACTGTTAGATCAGACAACGCTCAACTCAAACGATTCGTGAATAAAGTCGGATTCAAACGTGTTGGTGTTATTCCAGATGGTTATAAAGTAGGTGTTGATTACGAAATCAACGTAATGCTTAAAAAACATTGTAGGTATATCACTAATGGCATTCCTTACTCCAGATCCACCGAAAGGACCGGACTACGTAGCGCAAGCAGTAGCACAGGGCGAGGCTAATAAGGA